GTTTTACCACGGTATCATTAATAACTAAATCAAAATCAAGCATATCCTGCATGGTTCTGAAGGGGCCTCTTAGTGTGGCTTTTAGTCTTTTGAGTGCGTCTTTCTGAACTCCTACATTGTGGAACTGGTCGCTCCGGGTAGCAGGTTTTTCGTATTTGTTAAAGTTGTAATTGTCTGGATTTATAGCATCCTCGTCCACTACTCGCGCTGCTGGCTCAGGCAAGTCTTCTGGCCTAACTCTAGGTCTAAGGCTACTCATCAAGCCATTACTTTCTGTAGAACTAGGCATAGTAGGAACAGCATCAGTTTTAACCTCTGGCTCATTTGGCCTAGCTTTTGGTCCTACACTCTCATCAATACGTAAATCTCTAGTAGATACAGTTTCTGTTACAGCAGGCTTAGATGTAAACGCTTCTACATCAAAACCCACGTCAAGGAGGATATCTGGTTGCTCTTCTATAGCAAGATTAGCCTTATCACGCAGTCTACTAATTGTATTATTAACAATGTCAGTCTGTGTAATACTTTCAGGCCTAGCTTTAGGTCTAAGGCTACTCATCACGCCTTTAGACGTACTTTGAGAACTAGAAACTAACTCTTGTTGTGCTTCTAACGCCTGTTTCTTAATACGGGCTACAATAGTTTCCATATTATCTGATTGTGATTGTGAAAGAAGTGCCATTATTATTATACCTATTATTAATCCCACGATTTGTATCCAGTGCTATCTGATTATATCAGATGCCTAGGACTTTTTTGGAAAGCCATTGCAGACCTAAGTCTACGACCTTTCCTTTAAGTGCACCAGAAGCTGCACCCTTTGCCATATCTACCTGAGCCTGTACTTGCTGCTCACTAGTCTCAGCTTGAATAGAAGCAATCTGAATACGTACCTGTCGTTCCGCTACACTCTCAGAGGAGCTAAATGCGTAGCTAATTAAGTCACGTTCTTCTTGAATTACATTATTGTATGCTGTCATAGTAAACTCATTCTCAACGATTGCAGAGTCACGGTTCGCTTGGTTCTGTGCTGCAGTCTCAGATGTTGTAATAGCCTGCGACCATGCAGCATTAGCCTGTGCTACAATAAGACCATTAGTTGAGTTGAATTGTGTTCGTGCCGCCTTCTGTGCTGCATTGAACTTTGATACTGCATTTGTTTCACCAGCATTAAAATTGTTCATAGCATTAGTCTGTTCGTTGTTGAACATAGACACCTGTGATGACAAGTTAGAGAAGAACTGGGCAGTTTGATTTTCACTTGAAGCGTTAAACTGCTTAGAGGCATTCTCAGCAGCCTGATCAGACAGTAATGCACTAGTCATAGCTTGTGTCTTAAAGAGAGTAGTCTGTTGTTCATTAGCAAGGTTCTGCATATCCATATCTAGGAAAGACTTAGCATTCTGTACTTGCGCCTGTTGACGGTTGTTGAGGTTAGTGAGGTCCAACTGTGTCATGGCTGCAGAATCTGCCATCACTTTAGCGTTAGCAGCAGTAAGATTAGAGAGGTCTACAGACTGAGCCATTCGAGCATTCTCAAGAGCTATCTGTTGTTCAGAAGTAAAGTTAATGTTAGCAATCTCTGATATCTTAGCTGAGTTAGCTACACGTGTCTGAAAGCTCTGGGTGAACTCTAGCCCAAGGAACTCAGCACGTTTCTCTGCAGCAAACATAGCAGTCTGCTGGCGGTTACTAAGATTAGTTAATTCAAACTTTGCTGATGTCTGTGAATCCTGTACAGCTATAGGTAATGCTGCTTCCATAGCTGCTTGGACAATAGCCTGCCCTGCCATAGAGGAAGCACCTAAACCACGTGCAGCCATAGTAGCTGTAGCAGCCCTCATAGCACCAGCAGCCCATGCAGGAGGGCTATTACCCTCAAAGTCCTCCATAAGACTAGTAAGCTGACCCTTTACAGTAGCATCAGAAGAAGGAACACCTGTAGCAGCAGCAAAGTTAGTCTCAGCTTTAACACGATCCATATCAACCGTGGAGCCTGAGATCATCTCGCCTTCTTGAAGAGTACGTGGATCAGTAGCCTGTACTCTCTGTGCATCTGCAATCTGTGCAGCACTGAGGCCTAGCTGAGCTAAATCCTGTGGTGTCATTGACTGTGCGTCTACGAGAGCTTGATCACTAGGCTTGCCTGTAGCGGCCTCAAGGCGATCAAGTACATCCTGTGTTGTAGACTCTACAGAGAGAGGTGTGTATGTTACTGCATCCTCTGCTGTTGGGGCAGCTACATCTTCTGCGGTTGCAGCAGTTTCAGTAGTTACTACTGGTGCGTTAGGATTGGCTTGACCTGTGCCTGCTGCAATCTTGCCTGCTTCGGCGTCTGCATCTGATATCTTAACTACATCAGCTTTACTTGTAATTGAACTAGGGTCTTGTGTTGCACTGGCCGTAAACTCTGCTGTTGTTGGCACTTCCGTAGTTTTAAAGTCAGTATAGGCTGCTGCTGCTGCTTGTTTTGCATTGTTAGCTGCAGCCCTTGCATCTATTACTGCCTTTACAGCATCTTCATTAGAAGGGTCAGCAGCTTGAGCAGCCATAGCCGCCTGCACTGCTGCGTTGGAATCCGCTAAGTTTTGTTGGGCTGCATTTAATTCAGTACCAGTGAGCGGAGCTTCTTGCCTGCTCATACTGCTCCTGTTCATGCTATCAGGCCCCTGACTCATGTTATAGCCGCCTCTTGGGGTAGTGTAACTTGGGTCTGTGGGTAAAGGACCCTGACCTCCCCCAGTTCCTTGGCCAAAACCTTGCAGCTGGGGCAGTTGACCAGTATTTAGCCCTTGGGGCAGTTGACTAGTATTTAGCCCTCCTCGTGGGCCGTAAGGTCTGCCAATTTGTGCTGCTGGATTGTTTTCAGGCCCCTGAGTTGCAATTCCCTGAGTCCATAAAGGGGCCTGCTCATCAAAAGGGACCTCCTGTAAGGTACTTGGCTGAGGAGTACCATATCGCAAATCTGGCCTACTTTGCGCTTGAGCCAGACCACCATCAGCCATACCAATGCGTTTCTGTGCAGCTATAGTCATCTTAGCAAGACGCTCTGATGCAGACGCTCCCGGTTTTGATGCCAAGAAGAGAGCCTGTTCATCAGCCTGCATACCCTGCATCTCAGGTATAATCTTACCTATCTGTTCAGGGGTGAAACCTGCAAATCGTTTAGCCATTATAATAGTCCTTATTAGTTACCTAGTTTCATCCAGATTGCCATCCCTATGAAGGTAAATACAGTAATAGTTGTTATCTTTATGAATGTATTCCAAACACTTAGGCGTGTTTGACGCCATGTATCAAGCAAGCTACGTATCTCACGTATATCTACAGATGCAGACTCATCATGTAAGCCAAGTTCACGCAGGACTAACTTAGCCCCACGCTTAGCTGCTCTATCTAGCATAGCCTCTAGCTCATCAGGTGTCAAGGTTACTTGGTTCATTTAATAGTACCTCAGTTAGGGCTTAGTAGGCCAGTTTATTGTGTCAGGAAAATCGGCCTGTTCTGGTACGTCCCTTAGCAAAGTACGGTATGCAGCTTCTTGAGAAGTTAATGTGCGGTCAGATGTTGCCATCCAATCACTCTCTTGCATAAGAACATATCGTTGCAGTCTCATTTCTGTTGCAAGACGCGCTGTTAGTGCGGGTGTTATAGCCATGATATATTTCCTATCCTACGTTGGTTGAGGGGAAGCTGAATGCGCTTACTTTGTAAACAATACGTACTGCACCACCTCTTCCATTAAAACCACCATTTATCCCAGCACCAGCACCGCCACCGCCAAAGCCACCGGAAGCTTCAGTGCTACCAATTCCGCCAGCTGTAGGGTAGGGGTTACCTCCAGTACCGGAGCCATCACCGGAGGCTCCACCACCAGCGCCATTGTTACCTTGGCCTCTAACGCCTACGTTACCTCCATGATTAGGCCCCCAAACATAGCCGCCAGAGTTACTGTCACGAGAACCACCGCCTCCACCACCGCCGCCGCCAGAGCCAGAAACGCCTGTACCTGTGCCACTCGGATAAGCAGAGCCACCTTCACCACCATTACCAGAGTAGCCACCAGCGCCACCCCCGCCGCCGCCTGAGTAGCTGGGTCCAAATGCGTGATTACCGCCGTAGCCACCTTGGCCACCGTTACCACCACCGTCATGTCCTGTAGGAACACCACCTGCGCGGTTCTCTGGGCTTCCTACAGATTTCCCGCCACCTGCAACGAGGGTTACTCCAGTACCAGTAAAGGTAGAGTCACCGCCTGTTTTGCTATGATTTCCACCATGTGAACCTGCGGTTGTTATGGCAGCTGAAGCGTAGGTAAATGTTTGTCCGGGGGTTACTGAAATGTTATTCTTATAAGCTAAAGCACCTCCCCCTCCACCGTCATTATATTGCGCTCCACCACCACCACCGCCAATGGCTACAACAGCTATGCTGTAAACATTAGCAGGTACTGTCCAAGTCCCTGATTGACCTTCGTAGTACAATACAGAGCCATTTACTGTATTAGCAGGTATTCCTGCCTGTACTTGTGAGTATTGCTGCGTTGCAGTAAGGCCATCTCCGTCTGTAGCTCTAATAGTAAAGTTATATGTAGCACCAGTTACTGGGCTAACACCATTCCATTCTAGATTTACACCATTTATTGCTAAGCCCGAAGGTAGTGTACCAGAAGCCAGAACATAAGTTAGATTAGCATCAGTAGTAACAGCGTCATGAAAGTCTGTTCCTAGGCCATAAGTGTAGCTACTTCCATAAGTTAGCTCAGACAGCGAAACTGTTCCGCCAGTTGTATTGGGGGCTTGAGGAATTACTTCTTGCCAAGCACTACCGTTACTAATAAAAAGTACATCTAGGGTTGTGTTGTAGTAGACAGCCCCTTCTGAACCTACAGCGGGAGCCGCTGCATGGGTCACAATAGCGGTTGCCGATCCTGAGATGCCACTTAAACCTGATCCATCACCAGTAGGGGTTAAGATTCCACTTAAACCTGATCCATCACCAGTAGGCTGCAATGCACTAGCTCCCAGTGTTCCCTGTGCTGCAGTGGCAAAGGCTGTAGATGCTAACGTTGCTGCTGAACCTAGTCCTACAACCTCAGAGGCTGAGATGACACCATCATCAAATGTGTTACCTGAAATAAGGTCAGCTATTTTACGTGCTCTTGATCTGGCCATTAGATTGCGTCCTCTGCTATTAAGTTAACGGTTGTCCCACCATCTAGTGTGAAAAACTCGTAGGTTACTCTTTTGCCTGTTGAAAGAGTAAGCACAGGAGTACCTGCAACTGCTGCTGGTAGGGTCATGGTTGTAGGGACAGGCGAGTGGTACTGGAGCAACGTGTCAGATTCACCGACTGTATAAAAGCTCTTACCATCGTCACCAAAGGCTATAGCGCCTTTATGGACATTATTACCAGCACTGTCTTTCAGAACAGCAGTGTTTAGTACGGTAAGGTTGGAAGGGTCTACGCTATAGGGTGTAGACGC